AATCTTTTTGAGTGTAAGATGTAGTTAAAGACAATCTTCTCCATCCGTTGTAATCCCAACGTAAGTTCCAAGCCGCTCCTTTTCTCAAGTCACGTAAGATCTCACGGTCAATCTCAGCTGCAACTTGTTCAGATAACAATGCAGTTAACTCAGCTTCAGCGTCGATGTTATGGAATGCAGCAACGTCTTGAGCTAACTCAGGAGACCATTGTGCTCTTAATTTTCTTTCAGTTACAGAAACAGTTACTGATTCTAAATCGAAAGAAACCTCACCGATTCTATCTTCGAATTCTAAGTTTTTGTATCTTCTGTAAATTGCAGTGAACGCGTCTTCAGCAATTTCACTCAACGTAGTACCAGTGTATCCGTCTAATGTAGTACCACAAGTAGCACATACAGGACAAGATAAATCAACTTCTAAATAGATACATCCTTCTTCATCACAGATATCGTAGTAAGAACCACCATTTCCTGTTGAAGCGAAAGTTGTAGAAGCTTGGTTACCGTATTTAACGATTCCTTTACCGTAGATTTGTGTAACAACTCTAAACAATAATGGACCATTACCTACTTCACATGGAGAACCTTCAGCTACAACTAAACCTGAATTTTTGATGATTTTAAGATCTGATAAGAAAGTCTCAGTATCCATCTCGTTACCATCAGGTCCGATTAATTTACCTTGACCAGCTCTGTTAAAATCACACATTTTAATAATAACTTTTCTTGTACCTGAAGTTGCAGTGTACAATGCGTTGTCATCACCAGCGTCATCTAAAATACTACCGTTCCATACTTGTGCCGTTGTGTCAGCAGTAACTGCAGTCCATTGACCTTTAGAGTAATCAAACAATCCTGGAGGATCTAATGCCGCTTCTCCACCTTCATAGAATAAATCGTAAAGGTTTTTAGAGTAACCACCTGTTGCATCAGTGTAACCGTCGTTAGTGTTTGTTGGTCCATCAGGTGCTCCGATTGGTTTGTAGTGTTCTCCACCATTTGCATTACCACCGTCATAACCTTGGATTTTAGGTACGAAGTAGAACAATTTACCGATAGGTAAGTTCATAGCTTGTACAGAAACGATATCGTTAGCTAACAATTTAGAGAAAACTCTTCTTACGATAGGGAAAACAACAGTTTCGAATGCTCCGTTAGAACCTTCAGAAGTTGCTTCGTTAATCAAGAAAGAAGCTTGGTTTTCATATAACTGCGCTACGTTTTCTTTTAGGTGGCCTTTAAGACCTTCAAGGAATCCTAATTTATCCCATTTGTTAATTGTATCTTCTTTGATAACTTTAAGGTGTTTTAACCCGATATTACCAACAAGACCTGATTCTAATAATGCTCCCATTTTTTTGGTTTTTTATTTTTAGTTTATTTATTTTTTATTTTATTTTTCCCATTAAATCTTTCATTCTCAAGAACTGAGGATTCTCATAAGTTTTAGATTCAATCAAATTAACGGCTGATCCTGATACAGGAGTTTTAGATACCACTTTTTCGAATGACTCATTAATTGGAGATTCCTTAGTTGTTTCAGATGAGAACTCATCTTTTAATGTTCTATAGAGATTTTTAGATTCTTTAAGAGTTTCAACATTGTCGAATCTTCTAAGAATATTAATTTTCTCTTGTTTTGTTGTTGAATGTTCGGTAAACAATCTAGTTGCGTAAGCTAAGTTAGAGTTGAAAATCGCTACTTCATTTAATTTAGTTCTGAAAAGATTCAAAGCCTTTCTGTACTCTTCATTTTTTGATTTTAGTAATTCAACTTCTGATTCACTAATATGTTGAGGAGCCGCTTTTGGTTTTGGTAAACCTTTTCTTCCAAATTTTCTACCCGCACCTAATGTACGTGAAGCTTCTTTAGTTTCTCTCTTTTTAATTGGTCTGTATTCACCATCTAAATTTTCCCCATCTTTATATGAGAATTTTTTAGCACTTCCTGTATTGATCATTTTTTTACCTTCTTTTTGTTTGGTAGTTTTATAATCCATAACTTGTCCGTACTTGAATTTAGGTGAACCCATTCCAACTCCTTTAGCTTTAAATTTAGATTCCATTACATTGTTCAATTCTTCTTCGTCCATTTCCGGGTAACCTTCAGCATCAGCATCTTCGTCCATTTCCGGATAACCTTCAGCGTCAGCATCTTCGTCTAAAGTAATTTCATAAAGAACTTCATCTACTTGAGTTTCATACATTGGAGTTTCGTCCATTTCATGATGTCTACGGCTCATACGTCTTGGTTTGATTTCTTCAAACTCATCTTCGTCTTCAAATCCAAATTCATCTTCATCTTCGTCTTCAAACTCATCTTCGTCTTCAAATCCAAATTCATCTTCGTCTTCGTCTTCGTCTTCGTCTTCATAATCATCCATTTCAAACTCATACAAAGTTTCATCCAATAAAGAATTATCTTCTTCATCAAGTTCTTCATCTTTGTATTGTTCAGAAAGTTGGATAAAGTAATCAGCTCCCGTTTCAGTATCTGATAATGTAATGTTATTGTTCGCATCTTTCTTTACGATAACTCCATCTTCGTCATCCATAGATTTGAAAACTTTGATAACGTCTGCCATGTCTGCACCAGTCATGTCAATTGCGTCATCATCTTCCATTCCCATGTCAATGTCTTCCATTTCGTCATCTTCCATGTCATCTTCAGTATCCATAGGTTCATCACCCATTTCAAAATCCTCGACATCATCTTCTTGACCTTCAGGTTCAACAACCTCTTCTTCGTCTTCAACATCAATCTCTTCTTGTTCTCTAAGAGATTCTTTTACTAATGAGCTGATTTCATTCTTCATAGTAGAAGAAAGTATTCCTTTTGCATTTTCTTTAAGAGCTTCTTCCAAATTCTTAATTTGGAATAAAGTATCTTCAACAACTGATTTTTTGTTCATCTATAGTTTGTTTTACAATATAAATAGTAGGTAAATTAAAAAAATTCATTTTTTATCACCATAGGGTAAAAAAAAATGGAAATAACTAATGTTATTTCCATCTTAAAAATTAATTGTATAAAGGATTAATCAATCACCTCATCGATTTTACTTTCAGTGATTGATGTGATTCTCCAATCCATCGTATAGTGTTCATACACCTTAGTCACTTTAGCTTCGACATCAGTTGGGGTGTAACCCAATACCAATTTCTCTTCTCTCATTTTTTTTACTTTACCTGATTCACTATCTAATAAATCAGATGTGATTTTAGCCACAAAATACTTTTCTCCTTGTTCCATAGTTTTTTTTATTTATCCAAATAATCGGATAATCTTTTCATTAAGTCAAGTGATTTGTTTCCACTTTCACCAACATTTCTTTCTACGGACATTTTTTTATCTTCTTCTAAGTTCTCTTCGTATTTCAATCTATCGTTCTTATCTTGGAAAAGGTATGCTCCCGGTGTAGATGGTGAAGACACTAAGTCAAAACAAATTAATTCAAAATCTTCTTGAACTTCATTTTGTTCTCCAACTTTTTTAAGTGATCCAACCCCACGAGAAGATATACCTAAAGTAACCCCCTGACGTAAGTAGTTTGCTGCCAAATCTCCTTTAGTAGAAACAATCCCTCTTTCGTGGAAACCAGGACTTGTTAACAATTTAAGTTTACCTAACAATACAGGACCATCCCACCATACATCAGTGATAATGTGTGATACACGATCCAAATCTATTAAAGAAGACTCAGGGTGATTAAGTTCAGATAATGAAGTACCCTTCTCAATCATCTTTTTATAGTTATCCGCTTCTCTCTTTAATATCTTTTCAGGGTATACTCTACCATTTCTGTTAGGTGTATTGTATTTTTGTAAAACCGCGTAAAATTCAAATGGTTTTGAATGATCTAAATGATTTGCCGATTCTTTTAATATTTCATAGTTACGACCTTCCTTTGGGTTAATGTATCCTGCATCGTACTCGATAAGAATACCTTTACCTGTGTCTTTAGGTCCTAAAATTTTATATCCACTCATAATAAGTTTTAGTTATAAATATTAGGTCGTTTCTGTTTTTATCTTAATAGGTTTAGAATTTCCGGTTTTTGTCAAATAAAACTTAAAGTTGGGATTACTAATTAACACATCTGAATAAATTTCTTTTACTAATGATTTAAGTGTTTTTTTTAATTTTGGTGATTTGAAATCCATTGGTTCATTAAGGAATAAATTAATTTCTAAATTCATAAATGATTTCTTTTTAAGGTGTAGACCGCTTGTTCTAAGATCTAAGTCCACAATAAATTTATCATCAAACATTGTCTTATCTAATTTGTGGTAGACGGTATGTTTAATTGATCGACTCATATTAAGAACAACTCTTGTCCAATTTTCAGAGTCTTTTTTTGGTTCAACCCAAGTTTGGATGTTTAGGTAAAGAGATTTAAACTCTTTGGAGTCCACTGTTCCGTAGACTATCTTTGATGTCCTAAAGCCATTGATTTTTTCGGTTTTGCCTTTTTTCATAAATTTTTTTCATACTGATATAGTTTATTTTAGATAATAATAACTAATTTTGTGGTATATATCAAATATATAAACTACTAAACAAAATCTATGCTAATTGTAAAAGTTAATAGTAACGGGGGAATTGAGAAAGCCCTTAAGGAATTAAAAAGTAAAGTAATAAAAACAAGACAGAATACCCATCTTAATAATAGAAAAGAATATACAAAAAAATCTGTCCTTGAGAGACAGATTTTAAATAAAGCCATTTACAGACAAAAACAAATTCCTAACAATTAAAGATTTTCTCTTAATTGTTTTAATTTGAAATAATTAATTTTGTCGTATCCTTCCGTTTGTAATTTGTTAATAGTTTCATTAATTTTTTGAGTAACTTCCGAGTCCTCATTTTCAGACAATAAAGTCTCTAATTTTTCAATAACATCTTCTTTTAAGAAATCATATTTTTGATTAAGTTTTTCATCAGGAGTACTCAATAAAACATTAAGTTGTTTTTTCTCACTTTCATTTAAACCATCAATATATGTTTTAATTGTGTCGTTTGCAATTTTAACCATAGAATTTAATGGTACTTCAATTACTTCTTTTTCTTGTTCCGGACTTTTCTTAAGGTTTTCTGAAATAGTTTTTTTACTTTTCAATTTCTCCTCAATTGTAGATACGTTTGAAGAAAAAAGATTATCAATATCTTCATATCTATTTTCAGATACAATGTGGTCAACCCACATATTCAATTCTTTAAGGTCGTTTTTATCGACCTTAGATACCGTATTTTCAAATAACACAATACTCTCATTGATATAATCGTTTACAATAGATTCATTTAAACCTTTGTTTTTACTAAGTTCATCATATAAGAAATAAAGAGTACTTAAAGTTTTGTTTTTAAGTACAAGTTCTTCAAAAACAAACATATTTCTTTTAAGTGTATCTTTTCTATAAGATTCAACCAAACAATCTTCAATTTTTGATTTTAATATCCCAAATTTCATAATTTTTTTTTATTATAAATATCAATCATTTAGTAATTTGTTTAGTTGATCTTCCATGGAACCCAAAGAATTTCTACCTTTTGATAAATCAAGATACGTTTCTCCCAATAAATCATCGTTTTCTAATAAGATGTTTAGATTATCTTTTTTAGATTCGCCCATAGGCATTTCACCTCCCGCATCAGCCGGTGGTGGTGGCATTTCTCCACCTCCCATATCAGGAGATTCTCCTGGTGCTGGTGGTGCTCCTCCCGCAGCATTTTGTGTCGCTCCTGTTGCGGTATGATAAAGTTTATCAACATTATCAAATAATCCTGTATGTGTAATTATAGTTGCAGTATTTTCTAACTCCGCAGAAACCGCTCTTTCTAATCTAATTTGTTGTACCTCAAGTTTAATTTCTTCATCAGAGAAACCAAAGATATGTTTCTTAGCCCAAGTAGCTGATGTTGGTTGGATTGATTTAGGGATCTCGGTAACCATCTCTTTATATAATGATACCTTTTCTTTCCATACATCAATCATCAACAAATCTGCTTGTTTAGATGGGTTTGTTAAACCTAAAGTAAAGTTGTGTAATTCATCCTCAAATCCTAATAAGAATAGGTGAATAATTGCAACTTTATTTAATTCGGCAATAATCGCCTTTTGTATTTTATTGATCGTTCTTGCAAATCTAATATCTAATAAAGATAAGTTTTTACCATCACCAACAACTTCTTCAAAACCTAAATAAGCCTTTGGTATTCTAAGGGCCGTCAATAATTTCTTTTGAATATATTCAATATCAGCAATCTCTGCCAAGTTTTGTGCTCCCGGTAATGTCTCAATCGGCATTGTTTGTGCTGGGTCTCTAACAGGAACAAAGTAATCTTGATCTACCGCCATTTGATTAAAACGTAAATCTACATTACCTGTCTTACTATCAACAACTTGTTCTCTTTTGAACTTGTTTGCAACACGTTGTACGTATGCTTCAACATCTTTATCATCCATGTTACCAACGAACACTTTAAATACACGTCTTTCAGGTGCTCTTGATGTTCTATAGATTAACATCGCATCTTCCGCCAATATTAATTGTTTCCAAATACGACGAGCCTTTTCTAACATTGAAGTCCCATATGGTAATTTTCTATCATCCCCTAACAATCTAAAGTGAGCAATTTCCCATGTATTGAATTCCATGTCCTTTACCTTCCAATTAAACCTTAAACCCTTATCGTTTGGATTTGGGGTTGCGTTTACAGTTCTTGTTTCCATACCTCTTTCCAATCTTTCGATTTCAATGTTAGGTAATTGAATACATCCAGTAACACCCTTTTCAGTATCTAATTTAAGGTAAACAAAATTGTCACCATATTTACAGGTATTTCTAACCCACATAGGTAAGTTAGTGTTAATATCTAAGTTGTTTACAAAAAGATCAACCAAGATACTTTTAATTCTTTTTGATTCGGAGTAAATTT